CGAAGCAGGCTCAAGCGGAAAAGGAAGTGGCCAAGTGGCGGAAGAATGCGCTGTATGGGGCGCATAAGCTGTTTGGATTTGAACCAGACCCTGCACAAGAGAAGTTCCTCGAAGCCTTCACCCCGAACAATCCGCTTAAGCGTATTGCCCTTAAAGCCTGTGTCGGACCGGGTAAGACAGCGGTGCTGGCCGTGGCCTGTTGGCTCTTCCTCGCGTCGCGACCATTCCCCAAGATCGCGGCTACGTCGATCTCCTCGGATAACCTTCGAGACAATCTGTGGACCGAAATGAGCAAGTGGCAGCAGAAGTCTCCCCACCTGATGCGGATGTTTGAATGGCAGAAAGAGCGCATTGTGGCACGGCAACACCCTGAACGGTGGTGGATGTCGGCGCGGCATTGGGCTAAGACGGCTGATAACGAAAAGCTGGGGCTGACGCTGGCTGGACTCCACGAAGACTACACCATGGCGGTCGTCGATGAATCAGGAGGCGTGCCCATCCAAGTGACCGATCGGGCTGAGGCGACGTTAGCCACAGAAGGCGGGGAGCATTGGTTGTTGCAAGCTGGCAATCCCACGCACCTTGAAGGGCCGCTCTATCGCGCCTGCACCACAGACCGACACCTCTGGACCGTGATCGAAATCACCGGAGACCCTGACGATCCAAACCGGAGCCCGCGCATTCGGTTGCAATGGGCGAAGGACCAGATCGCCAAGTACGGCAGAGATAACCCGTGGGTCATGGTGTCGATCCTTGGGAAGTTCCCACCCTCGAGTATCAACACCTTGCTTGGCCCTGACGAGGTGAGCCATGCCATGAGCTTGATGCACCATGGCTCGATCTATGAGCATGAAAGCAAGATTCTCGGCGTGGACGTGGGCCGGTTCGGTGGAGCGCGGTCGGTGATCTTCCCCCGTCAAGGGCTGCAATCGTTTGAACCGGTGGTGCTCCGGCCAGATCGTGCTCAGCGCGATTGGACCGGGGCGCTGGCTGGACGGATCGCGCAAGGGTATGAGAAGTGGAACGCGGATGGAATCTTTCTCGATGATACTGGAGGCTGGGGGGCTGGCACGATTGACACGCTTGTAACAGGCGGGTATCCTGTGATCGGCATCAGTTTTGGTGGAAAGGCTATCGATGCTCGATACAAGAACAGGCGAGCGGAAATGCATTTCAAGGCGGCAGACTGGGTGAAACGTGGTGGAGCCTTGCCGAACATGCCGGAACTGGTGCGTGAAGCCACGGCCACCACGTACACCTTTCGGAATGGCGTCTTTGTGATTGAGGAGAAAGAGCAAGTGATGGAGAAGCTGGGCGGGGAATCGCCGGACTTGTGGGATGCTCTTTGCCTGACCTTTGCGCAGCCGGTGCAACCCAAGAGCGGGTTAGGCTGGATCGATCAACATCAGCTCAAGTGCCGGATGGAGGAGGAGTAATATGTCACACAAATTTGCACTGATTGCGGAATGGCTTGAAGTGCAGCCGTTACTTATGAAGGTGTTGGAGCATGAACAGTTGTGGGCTGAGCGCACTGAACGGCAGAACTACCCAGGGTCGGCACACAAACAGACGGAGACCATCTATTTACGCTGGGCGGTGGATGAATCGGTTTACGGGGGGTTCTATTGCCTTGAGAGCATGGATCATGCGGAGACAGTCGTGCACTTCGCACCTGCCATCTTCGATCTTGTTCCGCGTGTGCTGACCACCATCAACCCCCACTGGAATGACTTAGGCCGCGTCATTCTCACCCGCATGAAGCCAGGAGCCGTGATTACTGAGCATATCGACGAAGGGCCGTATGCCGACAAGTACGACCGGTTCCACGTCTGCCTATCTGGCGTGTCGAACTTCATTGTCGATGGGCAACGGCAGATCATGCGCCAGGGGGATCTGTGGTGGTTCAACCATAAGCTCCCGCATCGGGTGGAGAACTTCGATACAGCTGGGGATCGCGTCCACCTGATTATCGATCTCGTTGCGCCAGCCTATCGCGCCATGCGCGGGCTGACGTTCCAGCGGGAGCGTCCTTTTGAGTTGCTGGATGAAGCGCGGCCCCTCTTTGAAGCGCACTATCAGGAGATTGCCCATTATCAAGATATCCCCTTGTCGATCGATGAAGATCTGTATTGTAAGCTGGAAGAGGCTGGGGTGTTGCGTGTGTTCACGGCTCGCTTGAATGGGGAGCTGGTCGGCTATTGTGTGTTCAAGGTGGGGCCGAATCCGCGCTACCAGACGAGCATCCAGGCCGTGCAAGACATCCTGTATATCGACAAGACGAAGCGCGGCATACTCTACGGCAAGCGGTTGATTGAGTACAGCTATCAACGGTTACGAGCGGAAGGGGTGCAGGTCGCCTATCAGCATTGTAAGGTGAAGGACCAGGAGACGGTAGGCCGGTTCTTTGAGCTGACCGGCCACGAGTTAATTGACCTGGTGTACGGGAAGAGGTTAGACCGATGATTATTGGTGGTATCAGCGAGAGATGAAGAGGTTGGATCAATGAACGTCCATGTTGTGCTAGAACAGGACTGGGAGGGGCGGAAGGGGCAATGAACCCACATAACTACGGGATCTACCGCTACCGAGTGCCGAAATACCGCGTCGTGTTGTTGCGCATCGAGAGCAGACTTGCAACGGTGCTGCGGTTTCCGTATCGGTATCTTGTGGGAGGCGAGTAAATGGATTGGTGCAACCAGCATCCACGCTATTCGGCCAAGCGTCAGCCGAACTCGATTTGTGGCAGATGTTGGAGCTTGTGGTTTCTAAGGAATCCAGAGGACAAGCTGGAGAATCAAGGGTTGAGAGATGAGCCATTACCGCAACAGAAAACTGCTTGATTCAGCCGAAGGTCAGCCGTGTGCGAACCGGCGCTGTGGCTCGGTCGGCACGACGGTAGCGGCCCATGCGAACTCAGTCCGGCTTGGGAAAGGGACTGGCATCAAGTGTCCTGACATGTACACGGCGCACCTGTGCGAGGTGTGTCATGCGCTGGTGGATGGTCGAATCGGCAACTTGACCAAAGAAGAAAAGTGGGAACTCTGGGTTGAAGCGTACCTCGTCACCGTGGCTCGGTGGTTCAAACAAGGGGTGGTGAAATGACCGATGAACATGATCCGTTGCGCCCGTGGCTCTGGCCATCCGAAGTGGCCCAGCTCTGCCATGTGTCTAGAACGACCGTCTACCGGTGGATCAAGCGCGGGGAAATCCCCGTGCTGCTTCAGCGGAAGCCGTTTCGCATCCCCCGATCAGCCTTGCGAAAAATACTGTCTCCCGTGTCGCTCGCGTAACATTCCGGCATTGCATTGTGTGGTGGTGTGGTCTATATCCACCCTATGGGACTCATGGCAACGATCGGCCTCGGGTTCATGGCGGGCAAGACCACGAAAGATGTGTTCACCCCGCCCAAGCCTCCCCCGTCTCCGATTGAGACGGCCCCCAAGATTGACCCCGTAAAAGACGAAGAAGAAGCCCAGCAAGCCTCGAAGCGGCGACGGGACTTGTACGCTGGCGTGGGACGAAGCTCTACGATCCTGACTGGCCCTGGTGGGATTGAGGCGGCTCCTGTTGACGCGGCGACCCCAAAACAACTTCTTGGTCTGTGATTTATGCTTATAAAACAATCAGTTGCGCAGCACGAGAAGTATCACCGGGACCCTGTACACGGTGGGTTCCCGTGCCCAGCATGTCGGAAGCCTGTATTGATACGGGCACCGCTCCCTGCGGTGTTTTTTCGGATGCTTGCGGTTACGTGATCGTAGGCTATGATTAATGACGCGCCGTACCAGTCCTTCACGAAACGCCAACGCTACGCCATCCTAGAGGCGCAACTCCGCCTTGACCGCAATTCCTTCGAGTCGCATTGGCAAGACCTCGGCGACCATTTCGCCCCCCATCGCTACCGCAAGAACGAGACTGACCGAAATAAAGGCGGCAAGAAGTTCGGGAAGATTGTCAACGAAACTGGCATGCTCGCAGCTCGCACGGCCCGCTCTGGGATGTTTGCGGGGATGTCCTCGCCGGCTCGACCTTGGCGACGGTTGACCACGCCAGATCCAGACCTGGCTGACTTCGCCCACGTAAAAAGCTGGCTCAGCACAATCAATTCGCGCATGACCAGTATGACGCGCAAGTCGAATATCTATCAAGTGTTACCGGTGTTGTACGGGGACGAGCTGGTCTTCGGCGGCGGCGCGATCGGCATCTTCCCTGATCAGCAAGACCTGATGCGCTGCTATAGCTATCCCATCGGCTCCTATTGGCTGGCGGCGAATGATCGGGGTGTGGTCGATACGTTCATGTATCGGTATCAAATGACCGTACGGCAAGTGGTCATGAAGTTTGGAGACCCACGAGCGAGCGAAGCGGAGAAGTGGAAACCGTTCTCATTGCACGTCAAAAGCCTGTTTGAGGCTGGCAATTACGAGCAAACCGTCTATATCATGCACGTTGTCACGCCCAACATGGAGTACGATCCTCGACGGTTGGCGGCGCGGTATGCCATGCCGTACTCGTCCTGCTTCTATGAAGAGGGGCAGGTCGGCAACTACAAGCAGCAAATCTCGGACGCCTCCACGCAAGGCTTTCTTCGTGAATCCGGCTTGCCCTACTTCCCGATCTTGGCTCCGCAATGGGAGCGAGCGGGTGAGGATACCTACGGCACCACCTGCCCAGGGATGGAAGCCTTGGGGACCTGCAAGGAAATCCAAACGACCGAGAAGCGTCTCTCTCGCGCGATAGAGAAACAGCTCAACCCGCCGATGCAAGGCCCGTCGAGCCTTCGCAACCAACGGCCCTCGCTCATTGCGGGGGATTTCACGGCGGTTGACACGATGAATGATAAGGGTGGGTTGCGTCCGGTGCATGAAGTTCGCATGGCGATCGAGCATGTCGATAGCCGGATCTTGCGTATGGAGCAGCGGATTGATCGGATCTTCTACGTCGATATGTTCTTGATGCTGGATCGGATGCAGGGGATCCAACCACGGTCCGAAGCGGAGATTGCCGAGCGGCACGAGGAGAAACTGATTGCCCTGGGGCCCGTGCTCGAATCGAATAACGATGGCCTCTTTGATCCGTTGACCGATATCCAGTTCTTTTTGATGCAGCAAGCCGGGATGATCCCCGAACCACCGGAGGAGCTAGCTGATCAAGACTTGAAGATCGAATACGAATCGATCATGGCGAAAGCACAGAAGCTCGTGGGTGTGGCCGGCACCGAGCGGTTTATCGGCTTCCTGGGCAATGTGGCGGCGGCGAAGCCTGAGGTCTTGGACCGGATCAACGAAGATGAGTTGGTGGACGAGTACGGCGATTCGATGGGCGTGTCTACGAAGATCATCAGGCCCCTGGAAGAAGCGGAGCAGATCCGGCAGCAACGTGCCATGCAGCAGGCGAAACAGCAAGCCATGCAGACCATTGGGGCGGGGGCACAAGCCGCCCAGCAGCTCAGCGAGGCGGATACCAGCACGGATAACGTCTTAACTCGAATGTTAGCGGGGGCATAATGGCCACGAAGACACCACAGTCGAAGAAGGCCACGAAGACACAAAAAAAGATCGTGCGCGTGGATCTGCCATCTACACCGCTTCCCGAGGTACGAATGAGGCCGCTACGTCCTGGCGAACGGCCCGAGACAATGCCGAATCCTATTATTGATGAGCTGCTTGCGACTGCTAAACCGGCAAAGAAGCCTGCACTCAAGAAACCCGCCGAGGTGATTGCCAAACCGGCGAAGGTGCCCGCTGTGAAGCCGGAGAAAAAGGCCCCACGGCCACGTAAGCCCAAGCGCCCCACCTGGAAGACGGAGTTTAAATGTAAGACGCTGGGAGGATTAGGAGGGTTATGAATCTCGCTGATCAACGCGCCGTGCGGAAACAGAAGCAGAAAGCCGACCTCGACAAGAAGCGGGAGCTGGATGACCTGAAAGCCGTAGCCTCAACGTTCCAGGGGCGGCGGTTTCTGTTTCGGCTCCTGAACCAAACGAACACGTTTGGCCTGTACTTTGACCAAGAGCATCCGCACATGAACTCGTTTTATGAGGGGCTACGCAGTTTGGGGGCCACGCTCTTCAATGATCTCCACGCAGTTGACCCTGGCTTGTATGCCACGATGGTACGGGAAGCGAACAACCAGGCGCACGCCGATCCTGACGTTGACAAGGATGCTGATATCCTGTATCACCCGAACTCACATGTTACCATTCCGAAACAGGAGGACGTAGACGATGAGCGAGACACCGACTAACCAGCCTGCGCCAGCCGCGCCCGCTGCTACGATTACGACCAAAGACACTCAAGAGACTCCGGCCCCATCGCCGGAATCAGCACCAGCTCAACCAGCGGCACAGCCTGCGCAAGCTCAGCCCGCTCCAGAGCCGGTGTATGCCCTCACACTCCCGCAAGACTCCCTCTTAGAAGCCTCTGCCGTGGAGCGCATGACCACCTTTGCGAAGGATGGCAAGCTCGCTCCTGAAACGGCCCAAAAGGCCCTCGAGTGGACGCATGCGGAAATCTTGGCCCATGAGCAGCGCAAAGTCACTGACTACAAGGCCAAGGTGACAGGGTGGGAGCAAACCGTCAAGACTGACAAGGAGCTGGGTGGTGAACACCACACTCGGACCCTCACTCGTGTCAAGGCGGTGATGGATCGATTCGGGAATCCAGAGCTGACCAAGGCGTTTCAAGATACCGGATTCGGGAACTATCCCGCGCTAGTCCGGTTCGTGGATGCGATTGGGGCAGCGATGGAAGCGGACGCCATTCCCAAACCGGGGGCATCGGTGCAGCCGGACGGTTCGTACCTTGACCGGATGTTCCCAACCTCGGCGGGGAAATGAGCGACGCAACCGACAAGATCGAAACTCATGCGGCGGTGCTGGCTCAGCATCATCGCATGACCAAAGAAGAAGGAGAGCATTTTATCCGCCATTTCAAAGGCCTCTTGCATGGGGTGGGTGAACTGGTGGAAGAACGTGTGAAACAACTGATTCGATAACCTCCCCGCTGCCGTTTCCCTCTCGCCTCGTGCGCCAGGGTGACCTCCTCGGGCAACCGACCAAAGGAGTGCATCATGGCTACGTTAAACGATACCGTCCTTTCCCTGTCTGACTGGGCCAAGCGACAAGGCCCAGATGGCGGCATGCTCGAAACGATCGAGATGCTCGCCCAAATCAATGACATCACGATGGACATGCCGTTTCGTGAGGGCAACATGCCCACGGGGCACATGTACAACACGCGCATTGGGTTGCCCAACGTCTACTGGCGGTTGATCAACCAAGGCGTGCCGAGCAGCAAGAGCCGTAACGCACAGGCTACGGATGTCTGTGGCATGCTGGAAGCACGCAGCCAACTGGACAAGCGGCTCGCGGAATTGAACGGCGAAACACAGAAGTTGCGCCGGGATGAAGCCATACCGTTCTTTGAGGCCATGGGGCAGGAGATGGCAGGCACGATGTTCTACGGCAACCAGAGCTTGGCCCCTGAAGAGTTCACCGGGCTTGCGCCTCGGTACTCGGCCATTTCCGGAGCGACGAACGCCTCGCACGTCATTACCGGTGGCGGGTCCGGATCGGATAACAGCTCGATCTGGCTCCTCGGGTTTGGCGAGTTGGGCCTGCATGGCATCTTCCCGAAGGGCAGCAGGGCCGGGGTGAATCATGAGGACCTCGGATTACAGGACGCTTTTGATTCCAATAACAACCGGTTCCGCGCCTGGATGGATCACTGGGAGTGGAAAGCCGGAATCTGCCTGCCAGATTGGAGGCACTGCGTCCGAATCTGCAACATCGATATTTCTAACTTGGTCGCGAACTCCTCACCGGCAGACTTGCCGACCTTGATGATCAAGGCGACGCATCGGCTGCCACGCACCAATAAGCTGAAATACTACTGGTACATGAACCGGACCACGTTGGAAATGCTGGACATCCAGCTCCGGACCAATGTGACCAGTGGCGGACAGTTGAAGTACGAGGTAGTGGACGGGCTGCCGGTGACGACCTTTCGAGGCATCGCCGTGCGGATCTGCGATCAATTAACCGAGACTGAGGCACAGGTGGTATAGGTCATTGATAATTAACGCATAATTGACTAACTAAGGAGTCTACCATGATACTCGATCTTCAGAATCAACTGTCGGATTCTCAGGCGCTCACGGCCACAGCTTTGAGCACTAACGTCATCGACCTTGGCGTTTCCAACCCGATTGGGGTGGGGGAGCCGATGGCCGTTGTTTTCAATGTCGAAGTCGCGGCGGATCAAGGAACAGGCGACGAAGACTATACCTTTGCCATTGAAGTCGGGAGCAATGCGGGGATCTCCTCGGCGCGGCAAGAGCTGGGCCGAATGATCTTCGAGAGCGGGACGCCAACGGCTCCGGCCCTCGATGCCGACCTCCTTGTGGCGGGGTTTGTGTTTGCGATTCCGCTCCCGATCGTGAAAGCGGGGGTGCAGAATCGCTATCTCGGCGCACGGTACACCTTGGCAGGCACCTCGCCCAGCGTGACAGTCTCGGCCCATTTAGTGCCGATGAAGAATGTTCCGGCTGAGGTGATTTACCAGAAAGGGTATTCCATTCAGTAACCACTAACCCGTGAGGGGTGGGGCGACT